TGGTATGTTAAACGGTATGAAACATAGACTCGTCTCTGAGGGCAAACTAGGACCAAAAGTTAAACCTGGTGAAATAGGTGAAGTTTCACTTATTAAAGGCGGTCCACAAACAACGTCTGGTTATATGTCACCTAAGATTGATAAAAAAGCAATGTCCAAACAGGATATTGATGATAATCTATATAATATAGATAATCTTTCTTATGATGAGGATGAAGAAGATAAGAAGTCCTCCAAGCCTAAAAAGAGCGAAAATAGCAAAGAAGCAACTAAGAAAATAGATAATACTGCCAAAGCGAAGAAAACAGGTATTTATAAAGCTAAAGAAGATGAAGAAATAGCAAAAGAAAGTAGAAAAATTGCTAAGGAGAGCATAAATAATTTTATGAGAAGAAAATCAATTTTTGATAAGCTTTACGAAAATGTTATGCAGCCAGGTAGCTCACCTATGGGTGGTTCTGACATGAACGACGAGATGGATGATTCGCAGGAACTTGACGCACTCGGTATCGAGGACGAAACTGAAGGTGAAGGTGACGAAGTTACATTTACACTTGATCGTGCAACAGCTGAAAAGCTTCATGAAGTTCTTATGGCTGCAATGAACGGCGGTGAGGATGAAATCGGCGGAGAAGACGAAGGTCTTGAAGACGAAGGTCTTGAAGACGAAGACGAGTATGCTGGTGAAGAAGACGAAGAAGGCTTCTGGGACGAAGATGAAGAAGACCTTGGTAATCCTGTTTCAGGTGCTAAGGAAGTAAACATGGGTAAGAATAATAAGGTTGGTAATCTTAAAGTTCAATCAGGTGGTGCTTCATCAGCTTATACTAACAAAGTAGGAGCTGACGGTGATCATGGTCACGCTATTGCTAACGCTAAACAACCTAACGTAGGCAAAAATAACAAAGTTGGCAGTCTTAAGACTGGTAAATCATTATTCGAACAATAATTAATCAAATTTAATTTTAAAGCCTGGTAGTTTAACGCTACCAGGCTTTTTTTGTATAAATAATAATATGGTAACGTTTAAGGATTATTTACTTGAATATGCAAATAGAGAAAACGCTTTTTTCTCAGGTATATCAAAATTAAAAGTGCGTACCAAAGAGGGTATCTTTAATGGTAAAGATATGACTAGAGCTCACTTAAGAAAACATAAAAATCATAATGTAAAAGAGTACGATCATAAACACCCTATTATTAACAGTATATGTCAGGGTAAGACTAATAATGTACTGATGGTAGGTATAAATCTTACAAGCTTATTAAATTGCTATGGTATAGTGTTTGAGCCTGGTGTTAAAACAATAGGTAATTCTAATGTTGAAATAGAAATGTTTGAGGATGGAGAGCATAGACAATGCGGTAAGTTAAGAGCTAAAACCCCTAATACAAAAATCTATGGCTTGTAACTCTAATAGGGAAAACTGTACTCCAGAAAGTGTATTTGCTGCTACAGCTTCTTCACAGTGTAGTCAGTTTTCTAATCCTGCTAATTTTCAAGCAGAGCAATTAATATACGATGCTGCTTTTAGAGATCAAATTAACAGTTTTGGTGTACCTATTAAATACTATGTTAATACATTTAATTTACTATCTGCAGATCTAATATACGGTGAACAGCCTACATCGCAGTTTGCAGGTCCTCATGAGCTACAGATGTATATTGAGTTATCCGAGAATGCTATAAATCTTTCTAAATTTGGTTTTGCGTCTGACGACGAACTTACAGGGTTTTTACATATAGAGACATTTACATCGGTAATGGGTGTTGCTTTAAATTATAACTCGTTTAATCAAGTAATAGAGCCGAAATCGGGAGATATAATAGAGCTAGCTTCACTGGGCTGTGACAGACCTAATGGTCGTGGATCGAAGTGGTTTGAGGTAACTGAGCGTGTGGATCAAGATATTGCGTCTCTTAACCCGATGCAAGGTCATTATGTATATAGAGTAAAAGCTAAGAGATATGAGCATTCGTTCGAACCTGGTCTATCTGGTGAGCGCCAGAACCAACAAGTATACGAGAATACGGCTTCTGGTGTACTTTCATCTAATATACCGGGTATTAGTGCATCAGAGGCTAAGTCTTATATTTTTGACATAGATACAGAATCGCAAACTAAAGTATTTAATATGAATGCTAATAATACCGATATATATGGTACTTATTATTAACAGGGTTGCAATTTTCAATATTTATACTAGCTTATCATTAAGCTAATTAATATAATTATACAAAACCCGGATATAACACTATGTTATATCCGGGTGTATTTCTAGTAAGTTAAATTATAAATTAAACGATACCGTAATGCTCTTTAACTGCATTAATTAACGTTTCATTAGACCACTCTTCTGGTGTGTCGTAATTATCTCCAGAAAGGGCGTCAAGTTCGATTCTCTCTCCCGATACAAATACCACAACTTTACGTTGGCTAGGTAAATCTACAATACGATCTATAGTAACTTCATTAAGGGTTACAGAAATCTCAGGTTGCTTGATGATTATCTTTGGTGTTGTGAGAGTGATTTTTAAGCTCATATAATTATTTATGTAAAAGTAATAAAAACTTACAAGATTTAGTTATTTACGTGTAAATCTCCAAAATTCCGAATTTTGATATTGATTTACAATATTATTACCAAGAATAGAATATGCCTTATTTATTATAGGTTCTACTTTAGATCTAATATCATGAAGTCCGTGAATTCCAATTACACTATCATCTTCTTGTGTGATTTGGGTTATATTATTAAAATCGTGTGCTGGTGCATCTATATCTAGAAACTCCCATATCCTCTCCATCGTGAGTTTCGGTTGCTGAGTCAGTTCATCAAACTCAACCAACATTAATCTATTATTGTACCCTTTTTGAAAGGCATCTTTTATTCTAGAATAAGCAATACCTACTTCACCTGAATTAGATAACCAATGATTAACTCTACCTTCTGTTGTTTGTGAGATTAAAAAATCTCCAGGTACATTAGCAATATGAGCATTTTTTCTGTGTAATTGTTCGAATGAAGCTAGTATTTCAGTAATTGAACGAACTGGAACAATTATTTTAGCCTTTTTACCTAAAACATATTCAAGTAACTCAATACTATGAATCCAAGAACGATGCTTATCAATAACAATTTGTTTATCTGTATCGTGATAGGAATTCAACATTGCCTGAAGTACACGTTGAAGATTTTTAGGGTTAGATGCTACCTTATCTGCTTGATGCTCTTGAAATGTATTCCAATTATTACGCGTTGTCCATAAAACTTCGTGTATACCAGAAGTAGGCGTTACATGAACATCAGGATGCTGTCCTAAAATATTCATTAAAAGAGTAGATCCTGATCTAGGTAACCCGGAGACCATTGCAAAGTTTTTCATGTAATTACTTACATTTAGCTACATATTATGCAAGTAGCGGTATAGTATAATATATACCATTTACCATTATTTTCAATCCTGATAGAGAACCTGAAAAAGGACGGCCTGGTATAACACTTAATGGTACACTAGCTGAACCTAAAGCTATTGTATTTCTTTCTGAAGGTTGAGCTCCATAACCAATTGCAATACATCCTGATAATGATGCTGCGCTAGGGCTAGTTGTATTTGTTTCGCCTCCTATAAATATATTCTTTTGTGCTGTTTGTTTTGCACCTGACGATAGTCCTATATAAATAGAATTTTCTGTATTTGTACCAACAGCATAAGCAGCACTTAAACCTGAACTGGTACCTATAGCAATTATGTTTGATGCATTACCAGAATAACCAGCGTAATAACCAGCATTATGTCCAATCATATTAGAATATGAAGCATTACCACCAGAATTATAACCAGAATTATAACCAGCACCATTTCCAATCATATTAGAATATGATGCATTACCAGAATAACCAGCATTACTACCAGCATTACTTCCAAACATATTAGAATATGAAGCATTACCACCAGCATAATTACCAGCACCATAACCAGCATTAGCTCCAATCATATTAGAATACGATACATTACCATTATAACCAGACTGGTTACCAGCATTACTACCAATCATATTAGAATACGATACATTACCATTATAACCAGCATTACTACCAGCAGTATTTCCAATCATGTTAGAATTTGAAGCATTACCATTATAACCAGCAGTATAACCAGCAGTATTTCCAATCATGTTAGAATTTGAAGCATTACCACCAGCAGAATAACCAGCATTCAGACCAGCACTAGTTCCAAACATATTAGAATATGATACATTACCACTATAACCAGCGTAATAACCAGCAGTATTTCCAAACATATTAGAATTTGAAGCATTACCACTATGACCAGCATTACTTCCAGCTTGACTTCCAATCATATTAGAATTTGATACATTACCAGCATTATAACCAGCACTACTACCAGCACTAGTTCCAATCATATTAGAATTAAAAGCATTACCAGTATAACCAGCTTTCTGACCAGCATTATGTCCAAACATATTAGAATATGAAGCATTACCACCAGCATAATTACCAGCACTACTACCAGCATTATGTCCAATCATATTAGAATATGATACATCGCCAGAAGAACCAGCATTCTGACCAGCATTAGCTCCAATCATATTAGAATATGATACATCACCAGTAGCAGAATACCCAGCATTCAGACCAGCATTAGTTCCAAACATATTAGAATATGAAGCATTACCACCAGCATAATAACCAGCACTACTACCAGCACCATTTCCAATCATATTAGAATTTGAAGCATTACCACCATAACCAGCATTATTACCAGCACCATTTCCAATCATATTAGAATTTAAAGCATCACCCTGGTAACCAGCATTCTGACCAGCATTATGTCCAAACATATTAGAATTTGAAGCATTACCATTAAGACCAGCACTACTTCCAGCTTCAGAACCAATCATATTAGAATATGAAGCATTACCAGTATAACCAGCACTAATACCAGCATCATGTCCAATCATATTAGAAAATGAAGCATTACCACCAGCATAATTACCAGCACTATTACCAGCATTACGTCCAATCATATTAGAATATGAAGCATTACCATTCTGACCAGCGTAATAACCAGCATTATTTCCAATCATATTAGAATATGAAGCATTACCACTATGACCAGCGTAATAACCAGCAGTATTTCCAATCATATTAGAATTTGAAGCATTACCACCAGAATTACTACCAGCGTAATAACCAGCAGTATTTCCAATCATATTAGAATTTGAAGCATTACCACTATAACCAGAATAATAACCAGCACCATTTCCAATCATATTAGAATATGATGCATTACCATTAAGACCAGCAGTATTACCAGCATTACTTCCAAACATATTAGAATTTGATACATTACCAGTAGCATTACTACCAGCGTAATAACCAGCAGTATTTCCAATCATATTAGAATTTGAAGCATTACCATTAAGACCAGCATTACTTCCAGCGTCAGAACCAATCATATTAGAATATGAAGCATTACCATTCTGACCAGCGTAATAACCAGCAGTATTTCCAATCATATTAGAATATGCTGCATTACCATTATAACCAGCACTATTACCAGCATTAGTTCCAAACATAATAGAATATGATGCATTACCATTATAACCAGCTTGAAAGCCGGCAGCTGCGCCAATCATATTAGAATACGATACATTACCATTATAACCAGAATAATAACCAGTATTAGTTCCAATCATATTAGAATATGACGCATTACCAGAAGCAGAATAACCAGCAGTATTACCAGCATTAGTTCCAAACATATTAGAATATGATGCATTACCATTATAACCAGCATTAGCACCAGCACTAGAGCCAATCATATTAGAATATGATACATTACTACCAGTTTGAAAACCAGCTTGAAAACCAGTACCATGGCCCATTACGACTACATAAGATGATTTTTGAGGAAAAAGATTGTTCGTTAGACCTACTGAGGTTTGATTGAGTTTGCCGAGTGAAAAATCAGATGCAGATAATTTAAACGATGCCGCTGTTAATGAGCCATTGACAGTTTGACCTGCTTTAAAATTATTATTAGCACTCACTACAGCAAAATAGCTTGACAAGTTATTTAAACTAACTTTTGATGTAATAGCGCTCTGAACAATAGGTAGTACCTCGGTACCTGTAAATGTTGTTGAACTGTTAGGTAGTTCTGTAATTGTAAGACCCATACACATATTTATTGCATTATGCTTACTTTGTAGTATAATAAAGTTATGATTATTTTTGATGAAAAATCACACACATATACTAATACAGATACAAACAATAAATACACTTCTGTAACAACTTTATTAGGTAAGTATAAGAAACCATTTGATTCCGATACTCACTCCAAGCGAGTCGCAGAACGTGAAGGAGTAACGCAATCATTCGTTTTAGAATCTTGGAGAGCAACTACAAAAACCGCTACAGATAGAGGTACAAAAATTCACAAACTCATGGAAGATTTTGTTAAAGTGGGTGAAGTGAATGATGAATATAGTTATTTGTATAAGAGTTATGATAAGTTCGTAACGAATTATATTGGAAATTTTAAAAATATATTATCCGAAGAATTACTGTTTTTACATGATTATGAAATTGCAGGTACATCAGATCTTATTTATGAACGTAAAGATGATTTTATAGTTGCTGACTTTAAAACAAATAAAAAATATAAATTTTCAAACGATTTTAACGATTACTTTATAGCTCCTGTAGAGCACTTGACATATTGCGAATTTAATAACTATGCCTTGCAGTTATCAATGTATGCTTATATGTTTGAACAAAAGACAGGTAAAAAGTGCAATAAAATAGTTACACTATATTTAGAGGATGATAAGTGGATTCCATATCATGCTAATTATCTTAAAACCGATATTATTAATATATTAGAAGATTATAAACTAAAATTACAAAAAAAGTAGCACCATAGACTAATTAGTATAAATCAATTAAATAATAATAATGAATAAAGGTACATTAATACGAAAGATAAACGAAAAAATAGATAAAATCACTAATGCAATTTATGATTTGCGGGATCTTTTAGATGATACAGAAAATGATGATTTATCCCAAATGGGCAATGACTTAGCAGATGCAATGGTAGAGTATATTTCCGATAATGACATTGTAACAAGCGGTGATATGCTCGAGTATATTGAAGAATATTACGGCAAAAAACAATAATATGAAAGCCTTTAAATCCTTTTTTAAACCAGTAGATACTAGTATTGAGTATGATGCAGAGCAGCTTGCTGCAGGTATCAAAGTAGAAAGCGAACACACACCATATAAGTCTATCGCTAAAATTATCGCTAAGCAGCACCTTGCGTCTAATCCTCGTTATTATTCTGAATTAGAGAGATCAGGAATAGATTGAACATCATCTAGTAATAGTATCAAAATACTATCTTGCGATTAAATATATGTATGACTAAATGTAAATGTGGTTGTGGCGAATTAGTGTCAAAAAATTATAAGCGCGGTCATGCGAGAAGAGGTAGAAAAAATACGTTAGAACATAATGAACGAATAGGTAGAGGTAATGTAGGAAAATCAAGGAGTGAGGAGTCTATCCAAAAATGCCTACAAACAAAAAGAGAGAAGTATGGAGATGAAAATGGAAATCTTCATGTATTACCTGAGACTAAATTAAAAATAAGTATAACTGCTAAACTAAATGGTGTTGGTAAGTGGATGAAGGGTAGAGTTCATTCAGTTGAAACGAGACGTAAAATAAGTGAGAGTGGTAAAGGGCGACCTGTTAGCCAAGAAACAAGGCTTAAAATAGGTAGGTCAAATAGCGGAAGCAATAATGGCATGTTTGGAAAACGTCATAAGGATCTTATGTCAGACGAAGCATATACTCAATATATGCAAAAATTATCAAACAGCGCAAAGATGAGATGGGTAAATTTATCTGACGAAAAAAAGGAAAAATGGATAGTCAGATTACGAGAACAGAGAAAATATCAGATCTTCCCAGTAAAAGATACAAAAATCGAAGTAAAGGTAAGAGAATTTCTTGAAACGTTATCGATACCATTTATGCAGCACAAATATATAGAAGATATAAAGCATGGATATCAATGCGACTTTTTTATAGATAAGTTTAATTTAGTAATAGAGTGTGATGGTGACTACTGGCATAATTATCCAAATTATAGAGAGATAGACTTAATAAGAACAGATGAAATGAAAAGTCAAGGTTATAGTGTTATAAGATTGTGGGAGAGAGATATTCACAAATTAAATGTAGAGACATTCGAGACATTACTGTCAGAGCAACACCTTGCGGAAGATCCGGAGTACTATATTAAGCTTGCGAAAGAAAATTTATAATATTAGTTGACTTATTATTTCGCTACCGTTATAATTATTCTATATGAGTAAAGTATTAATTATTGGATCTGGATATGTAGGTCAATCTATTATGTCTTGGGTTAATCCTGATAAACACAATTATCGTATCGTATCTCGTAGACAGCTTGATTATTCCAATCAAGCTCTTTTACATAAATTTATTTTAAATCATGACATTGAATATATTGTTAATTGTTCTGGATTTACTGGACGTCCTAATGTAGATGAGGGCGAAACTAGAAAGAAAGAATGTTGGGATCTTAATGTAGTTATTCCACTTAATATTAGTAATATATGTAAACAACTAAGTATTAAATATATACATATTTCCTCAGGTTGTATATATAGTGGATATGAAAAGGAATGGTCAGAGCAAGATGAGCCTAATTTCGGATTATTTGACGCTTCATCAACATACTCAAAATCGAAGCACGCTTTTGAGACACTTAATGATTACGGTTGCATTATTCGTGTTCGTATGCCCTTCTGTGATGATTATAACCCGCGTAGCTATCTTACTAAGATATACAAATATGATCAGTTGATTAATTTTAAGAATTCTAAAACATATGTACCAGATTTGTGTATGTTTATAGAATACTTAATAGATAATAAGGTCGACCTATCTATTGTTAATACTATTAATTTTGTTAACCCGGATGCTCTTGATACTATGCAGGTAACAGATCTTATGACTGCATATGGAATGGATAATCCTAAATGGGTTTATGTTGACCCTAAATTACTTAAAATGGCAGCACCAAGATCTAATTGCGTATTGTCAATTGATAAACTTACATCCTTGTTTCCTGACTTTAATATTCAGACTGAAAAGCAAGCACTTGATTATGCTTTGGCTAACATTAAAATAGATTAGTACCTAAACATACAGGTCACTAGACTCTATCTTAACACAACAACAACAACAACAACTATTAATAATAATATGAAAGGCATATGTCTCGCAGGAGGTAACGGTACTAGACTTTTACCTACCACAAGAGCAGTATCAAAGCAATTACATTGTGTATATAACAAACCTATGATATATTACCCGCTTGATACTTTAAAGAGTATGGGTATTAAGGATATTCTTATTATCACAGCTGATCCACAACAATGCAGGCTATTTGAAGATCAATTAAAAGACGGCAAACATTATGGTTTGAACCTTTCTTACACGGTACAGAGCTCACCGAGAGGTTTACCAGATGCATTTATTGTAGGTAGGGACTTTATTGGAGATGATGATGTAGCGTTAATTTTAGGTGATAATGTATTTATTACATCAGAGTGTATTGAAGCTAAACCTAATACTATTTTTACTTATAAGGTAAAGCAACCTGAATCGTACGGTGTTGTTAAATTAACAGATAGTGGTCACATTAATTTGCTTGTAGAGAAACCGGTTGAATTTATTAGTAATGATGCTGTAGTAGGTTTGTATGTATTTGAAAATTTTGTAGTGGATATAGCTCCGGCATTGACTCCTTCACTAAGAGGTGAGCTAGAAATTGTTGATTTAATTAAAGCTATGGACGATATTAATAGAGTTAAAGTTCAACAATTAGATGGATTTTGGTTCGATTGCGGTACGCATGATGATTTATTATCTTGTGCCAACCTAGTACAAGCAATTGAACAACGAACAAATAAGATAGTAGGTCTCAATGCATATGAATAAATCACGTTACTTGATTACTGGGGGATGTGGATTTATTGGGAGTTACGTTATCGAGCAACTCCTTAAAAATAAAAATATTGAAATAATCAATATAGATAAAATGGGCGCTGGTAGTTCTGTAAATAATATCTCAAAAGACGACCGTGTGACTAATTACTTTATAGATATTTGCGATGAAAAAATATTCACTATTATCGAAGCTTACAGACCTGATTACATCGTACATCTTGCAGCTGAATCGCATGTTGATAGATCGATTACACATCCTCTCAGCTTTATCGAATCTAATGTAAATGGTACAGCTAATATTCTCGAAGGTATGCGCCGATTTACACCTAAAGCGAGAATGGTACATGTGTCTACAGATGAAGTGTATGGTCATCTTAAAATTGATGATACACCCTTTACTGAGTTAACTAATCTCAATCCAAGATCGCCCTACTCAGCTTCAAAGGCATCATCCGATTTACTTGCTCTTTCATATAACAGTACTTATGGCTTGGATATTACAGTTACGCGCTGTTGTAACAATTATGGACCTAGGCAGGATAATGAGAAATTAATTCCAACTATTATTCGTTCTATTGTAGGCGGTAAAAATATTCCAATGTATGGAAACGGTAAGAATATCCGTGAATGGATACACGCAGAGGATCACGCGAAAGCTCTATTATATGTCTTACGTCACTTATCTCATAGACGAGTTTATAACCTCTACGGTACCGAAGAAATTGATAACTATAACATAATGCAGACTATTATCGATGAGGTTATCAAGCAGTATCCAGAGTATAAACGCGAAAGCGGTGAATATATTGAGAGTGTAAAAGATAGAATGGGTCACGATTTTAGATATGCAATGACAACTGTATATGATGAAGTAGTACCATTACATAGTCAGCGTAATTTTTTTACGAGAGGTGTACCGGAAATAGTAACATATTACGTAGAGAAGTATAAATCTATATGGTAAATGTTAGTTTTGAAGCCATCTCCTGGAATAGCTAAAGCAACTAAGCTTGATTTTAATTTAATAAATTTTATATTAAACCGGTTTTTAAAAGTTAAGTGGCGTACTCCCATTAAAGTTCAAATATGTAAACAACATTGGTCAGAATATTGGTCGGACGAAAAAATAATTAAAATAGATATTAAGCAGGGAACATCACTAAAATATATTATATCAACTTTACTACATGAAATTAGACACGTTAAGCAAGTCAAAGAAGTCAAAAATATTCGCTTTGATTATGAGAACTATAACGAATACTACAATTCTCCTGAAGAAAAAGACGCACGTAAATACGAAAAATTAGCAGCAGACGTTTGTCGTATTTATAACGGATATAAGAGCATAGAGGAAAAATACGCTAAGTTTAAATTCGATTCTTTTAAGGAACTGATCTATAATAATAAAAGATGAATGTAATGAGGTGTATAGATGTAAATTATAACGCGTCGTCTGATATAAAATCAGCTGAAGGTACGCTTGTTGATTTTGAATATATGCAAGATGATGAAGATAATTTTAAAAGTGTTGATGTTAGGGTATATGCTATTATAAATAGTGTTGTAGGTAAGAAATTGCCTGTTAATATCATTGATAAACTTGTCATAGCAAATGAGATGCTACGATATCTAGAAAGCGAGAAAGAGAGCAAATAAACAACGAAAATGTATAGTGGTAAAATTAATAAATATCGGTTTGAGCATGACTCAGAAACGAATCGAATTATGGTTTATGAAGAGGGTGCAGGCGTTGAGCCTGTAAATCTTATTCATGTAAGCCCTAATATTAGTGAAAAATCTTTTCACTATGAAATTATGTCGTGGTATGCTGATAGCAGCAAATCTTAAATACTAGTCTTATATAAGGGAACTCCTTTATAATAATATTATGTCAATGCAAAATACGTTCTGTGGGTGTGGGGGTATGGTGGAGCCAGCGCGTGCTGAGCTAAATTTGAAAATTTGTAAATCTTGCGCCTTTACTGGACCTGATCTGCAACGACCGAAAGGCTATATGTCGTACGCGCATAAAACAGGTGCTGAAATTCAAATACTTTCTGCAGAATCCTGGTCTGATCAAAAAAAATATATTATACCTAATAATAGAAGTTGTGTTAAAAACTTTAGTAAAAGTATATGCAATTAACATTTGAAAATATAGTTGTATTTCTTGCATTCATACTATATACTGGTGTATGCATTGCACACCTCTACAAACAAAACTATGCATGGGCCGTGGTATGGGGAGGTTATGCAGTATCCAACCTCGGATTAATTGCAGCACAATCACTAACAAAATAAAATTATGGGTATGTTCGATTATATTAAAGTAGATACAACTTTACCGGAGTTGCCTCAAGCTGTAGCTGATGCTTGGGGAAAGGAAGGGGTAGCTTTTCAGACTAAAGACACGCCAAATCAAGCAATGTCAACTTATAAGATTGACGGTGCTGGTCAGATGTGGGTTCTAAAGACTGAAGGTCACTGGGAGGAGGGAGAAGCTGTCGCAGAAGATGCGAGCATCGGTGATAAGTTGGCCGCGATTGGGCGCTTTGTAACTGACAAGGAGTGGTGGGAGCCAGAAGCCTTTGATGGTGCTATTAACTTTTATGAGAGTTACAATCACCCTGAACATCATGCTGAAGGCCTTTCATTTGACACTAATATATTTTTACGCTTTGAGTATGGATGGATTGAATATACCTCACTATTTAAAAATGGTAAATTGATTGGTGATATCACTCTTATCGAGCACAAGGAGCCAAAGAAACTTTCTGATGAAGAATTTGAGGAGCGTATAGCTCAAAATAAGAAGAGAAGAGAAGAGAACGAAATTTCTTTTAAAGAGAGTCGTAAAAAACATCCATCTGTTGAACAAAAACTTGTTGACAATATTGATCGTGAGTGTAAACTTGCTGAATCAATTATGGACGAGACTGATCTCGATCACGCACTGAGTAATATAAGAATTTTAATCAAAGAATATAGAATAAAATATGACATCTGGTATGAAGAAATTAAATGAAGATGAACGTGTGAGAGTAGAAATTTCAAAAGAAGCAATTAGTAAGCTTCGTGAAGCAGAAGATCTCATTTATGCTAATCTTGTTAAAGAGGTTGGTATTGATAATAATTGGTTGTATGATTATATCTTTAACTGTGACACAAACGATAATGATGAGTACACTACTATGGTAAGAAATAATATTTTTAAATAATTATGGCAACAGGAAATATAGCAAAAAATGATGTAACTGGAAAATTTATTAAGTCAGAGCCACCTAACCAGGCATATCGTGACGGTTGGGATAATATCTTTAAGAAGAAGACAAAGCTTATTTTAGCTTCTGCTTCATTCTGTGGTCCGTGTAAGATGCTTAAATCTAGAATTGATACAGAGAGTCTTAATGTAGAGGTTAAGCAGATGGAAGATGAATCAGAATTCTTCAGGCAGCATAATATTAAGACTGTGCCACGCTTGCTTATCTTTAAAGGTGATGAGCTTGTGGAAGTTATTCAAGGTGCAGACGATATCATTAATCGTATTAGGACTGAATCATGAATTACTTCCTCGATGACCAGCGGAATCCAAATGATGCTTACCTGCATCTTGATGGTATAGCTGGTAATACTTCTTTAGTAGAACACTCAGGCATTCATCAAGATGATTGGGTGATTATGAGAACCTATAATGAGTTTGTAGAATGTCTTGAGCATCTTGGATTGCCAGACGTTGTTTCATTTGATCATGATCTAGCTGAAGAGCATATTATGCATTACTTTAAGGTAACTCAAGATATTGGTATAGTTGAATATGGTAATCTCAAAGAAAAAACTGGCAAACATTGTGCGGAATATCTAGTACAGGAATGGAAAAAGCAGGGCAAACCTAAGCAAATCAAAACATTTGTACATTCAGCAAATAAGTGGGGTGGTCAGAATATTGCTGAGGTATTAAAGGAACTGTATTAATATAAGATATGATAAAAAGAATATTTCAAGACCTTGATGAGTGCATCTTGCATACGACAGTAAATAATGACCCGAATCAAACTCATGTTAAATTTACTTTAAGCGAAGACTTGCACATATACAGAACACTCATTCGTCCCTGCGCAAAAAAACTCTTCGCTTATTATAATGACCTAGTTGGTAAAGAAAACGTTTATATTCTTACCACTGCCACACGTAAATATGCTGAAGCGCTAAATCGGCTTGGTGAGTTTGGTTTAGACTATGCTCATATTTTTACACGCGAAGACATTCAGCAACATAAAACTCACTTTGGGAATAGAGGTGAGGGAATGATGAAGCTGCCTATTGCAGATAAGGACAACGTGCTTATTGATAACCTTCCGCCTCGCTACAACGACTATAAAATGGATATGATGGGCATCGTCACAAAAAATTACCATCAGACCCCAGAGTATTTTGGCAATAATCTAAACGATGAAGATTTCTTTGAAAATATAAAGAAATTCCTTAAAGACAGGCTATGAAAACAAAATACAAAATTGTTAAGAGCGAAGGATGTAGATCGTTTGGTACTACCGTAAACGGTCAAAACGTTTACGGAGAATATGAACCAATGAATGAGTCTCAGATCAATGAGTTTGTGGATTATCTCTGCGAGAAATTCAAGGAAGAATTAAAGAGTAATTCGGTGAGCATCGATGATTTGATTGGTTGCTTTCAATATGATGAGTGCGAAACTGAGGATGGTTACTGTGAGACATGCGGCGATTCTGTGACCGAAACTACATGGAATATTTGACTTTTTCTTATTTACTTTCCGAAGGAACTTTGGTATAATAATCATATGAAAGACAGTTTATTACCTATGGAAATCAACGACCTTATTGAATATGAAAAGCTTCATAGTTTCGTTCGTTTAGTAGCAACTGGTCCTCGTCCAGATGGTACATACAACTATTGCCGTGAGGCTTTACAGCAACGAGCAGAAAACGTCTTAGCTGACATTAAAAAAACAAGAAATGAAACTATGGAAAGTATGGGCTAAATGATTAACATTAACAACTTTGAAATTATTCTTGCTATATTTTGTTTAATCGCATGTATTTGGTTTACCTATAATTCAATTAGATACTTTGACGAATAATGAAACCTACAATTCAATTTGTGTCCGAACTCACTGATCAAGAAGCAAAGCAACTATTGTTTGATATCTATGAACGAGTGCCAATCGCTGGTGAAGATTTGTCGTATGCAGCATTGCCAGATAAAATTACTCGATATGTAAACGAAGCGAATAGACTGACTTTACTAGAAGAAGCTGTCACTCAATACATCGTAGAAGAATGCTCCAATGGAAATATTGGAGTTCAAGACCCAATTAATTTTTTACTTGCATCTCATCGTATGCTAAGACATAATATACACGAACTATACAAAGAAGAATACTAATGATTAATACATATAAAACCAATCCGCTAAGAATTTTTAAACATCCATCTTTGTTACTTAATAGTTATTTCTGGTGGGATTTGAAATATCAAATTTCTGCATGGTTTAATCCACGGCAAAAGTGGTTGACTAAAACCATTCCAAATACATGGTGTGATAAGACAACGCTCATTCCCGATCTGCTGTTTACTTGCCTTATTCATTACGTTGAAGATGAGAAAGGCTTGCAGGATGAAATTGATTGGGGCGAGGATCTTAAAGCAGGGTATGTGTCGCAAGAATATATTGATACAATCAAAACAAGAAGCGCTCTTCTTCGTGCAGTTTATAACTATGTTAAGACTGAGCGTTCAGAGCTTGAAGCAGCACACGACAACTCTTATCCAATTCCACTGTCTCCCACAAAAGATTTATTTACTAAAAATGAAGACGGCAATAGAACAATGAGAAGTTGTGATGATGTTTATGGAATGCCATACGCAGAAGCATATGCCGAAACAAATCGTCTTGAAAAACTAATCGAAGAAAAGGACTTGTGGGCAATGAATACTATTGTAAAATATCATCAATATTTGTGGTCATGAACGTTAAACAACTAATTGAAAAACTAAGTGCCTATGATCCAGAAATGATGGTTATTGTTTCTGGTTATGAAGGAGGAGTCAATGAGGCGGAATATGCAGCTGACGTTAAGATTAAACTTAATGTGTATACTGAATGGTATTATGGTAAGCATGAAGTTACTGATCGTGATGATGATCCGTTTGATTGTGAAGCAATTTATATTCATTAAATATTATGAGCAGAGAAATAAAATTTAAATTCTGGAATAAAATAGCCCGTCGTTTTCAACCCGCATCAAAGTATGCAGTTGATGGAGAAGGCAAACTTGTTAGTTATGATTATGAAATGATGGCATTTGATGATCCTGTTGAATTCTCAAACACTTGCATTGTAGCTCAACAATACACTGGATTAAAAGATAAGAATGGTATTGAGATTTATGAAGGTGATATCGTAAAAGCGACATCTGACCAATACGAAAATGAAAACTTTGTTGGCAAAGTGATTTTTGATGAAGGGTGTTTTTTAACATGGATTAATAAAAATGATATTCGGGGAATTTGGGGTGAAGATGATATTGAAGTTATTGGAAATATATTTGAAACCCCCGAACTATTAGAAAAATTATGAGTATATTTGAAAAAGATAAAGAAAGAATGGGACTCCCGAAAGATGGTCAAAAGGTTACGTTTACTCAACCATGTGAACACGCATGGCATACCAATGTAATAACCGATCAAAAGTATCTTGGCATTGGACAAGAATATACCGTGCGTAGGACTCAACTTAATTCCTCTTCGACATACGTTTGGCTAGAAGAGATCGAGGCTTATGATACCGAGCGTGATCTACCATTTTTCAGTATGTGGAGCTTCGATTGGGAAGGCAAAAAGGAACTCTAATATAATAAGTTATGGACCTAAACACATCAACTATTATTGAGTTTAGAGACGAAAATGGTAAACTCAGTGAAGGGCATTTTGATGAAACATTGTATTATATTCAAAGGACTATATTAAGTTGGGTTGAGGGTGGGTGTACAGAATTTACTGTAATTAAAAATGATCGCAATTATGATTTTCATTGGTTAAGCAATTACCAATAATTAAATAAAAAACTATAATATAATAAGACATGAAAAAGCACACCCGCTTACCAACTGGAATACTAACGCAAATTCATAACTATACCCAAGAAGAGCAACTTGTATTGCTTAAGCATATTTGTCATCAGATCTTCATTGCCAGAAATATTAGTATGAATCAAGAAGTAATCCTTGCTAATCTGTCAAAAATCGATACACTCTTTTGTACAGGACCAGAAGACGGCAATTAAAATATGAAATCGACCTCAGAAACAATACTTGATCGTTTTGAAGAACTTGTAGCCGAAAACGAAAAGCTAAAGATTGAACTACAAGAAGCAAACGATTATGCTGATAGACTTATAGAGCATAAAGACATGGTATGTCTGCCAGCAGATCTAGCTAACCTTCGTGAAGCAAACGCTCGATTTGCTTTTGACAATCATATACTAAGAGACAAACTCGATAAACTCGAAAAAGAACTTAAACATATTTCTAATGATGAGTTTCGTAATGATCAACAATATTGGTAAATAAATTATGAGCGACACACCAGAAACAGATAAATCCGTCAGAACGTTTCAGGCGTGGGACGTTCCGTCCGCTCGGCACGTTATGGTTGAGTATGTGTTTGTTCATACCGCGAAGAGGTTGGAACGTGAGCGTAACGAACTTCGTGAGAAGGTCTGGGAATTAACTACACTACTACAAGAAAATGGAATCATCGGATACAATGACTGACACACCCGAGACAGACGCAATGGAATATTTCGACGCAATGTGCGATCCAGATCGGGTCGTTGAAGCAGACTTCGCCCGCAAACTGGAACGCGAGCGGGATATCCTAAAAAAGCACATTAGCATTATGGATATTTCGCACAAAACAGCTAACGATGAGTATTTTAAACTTGCTGCGGAGAATGAGAAACTGGAACGCGAACGTGATGGCTGGAGAGAAGCTGCATATTCATTAGCCGAAGCACTTCCTCCGTCATGGGAAGAACTACAACCACCCGCAGAACAACTACAAAAATTTAAAGAGATGGTTGCGTTTCGAAACAAAAAGACCAAAGAGTTTCTTGACAATGCCGACAAACACAGTAAAATGTATCCATGAAGAATAGCACTAAAAATCGTCTCGAAAAGAAATCAGAAGCGCGTTGTAAGCTTTTGACTAAGCATGTGTTTTCTAATTTTTATAGTCAAGATAAAACTTTAGAAAAAGCAAAAGAGATTATTCATCCTTATGCTGGAGTGATTGCTGCACAATCTAGATGGCTTGCCGCTACTGATTATTTTGGAGGAGATTACAGAAGTCCATTGGATACCTACGGCTACAAGAGCGAAGAAAATGTTCTTACTAATTTGTCCTATATTGGTGATCGTTTTAATTGTCAGTTTAGATTGAATTGGATGCTTGGATTATTTGATAAAAATTTAAATAAATTATGACACCAGAACAACAAAGAATAGCCATAGCGGTGGCGTGTCGGGGGGTCTTCGTGGACGACTCATGGCATTATCCAAACGGCGTGAAAGCAATTATTACACCAGACTACCTCAATGACCTCAATGCGATGCACGACGCAGAGAAGATTCTTTCCCCAACATCAGAAATTGAATGGCATAACCAATTGCAAAATGTATGCGGGTGCAGTTGGAGAGTAATGATTCGTGCAACCGCAGCCCAACGCGCAGAAGCCTTCTTGCGGACACTTGGAAGATGGGAAGAAGAAGCATGAAATGGGAAGACTTTAAATACGAATTAAAATGGGAATGGCAATTCCACAAAAGAAATCCAGAATTGTTAATTTTAATGTTGATTATAATTGGAATGCCAATATACTTTATTTTTAAAGAAATGTTATGCAAAAATTAATTCACACAAGAGATGCTACTGATCTTGAGTTAGACGAGATGAGTATTGAAGGAGCGATTGAATATCTTCAATCGCTACAAGAAAAATATTCAAAAGGTTGGACTGATTTGCAAATCTACGAAGATCCTTGTTATGAAGGCGGGTATCGTCTCAAGCTTCGTGGTAAACGCTTTGAAACTGATCTTGAATATGAAAACAGATCAAGGCGCGAAAAAGAAAGCTTAGAGCGACAAATGACCCGAGATCGTTCTGAATATGAGAGATTAAAAGCTTTATTTGAAAAAGAACAATAATATGAAACAAGAAACAAAATTAGCATGGTTTATACTATACACAGGATGGGCCGCAATCGTATCTAATGGTTGGTGGATATTGGCAACACAGAAACTAAACCAAAACGCTTTTATACTAATTAGTATCAGCACTTTTATGCTATCGCTCGCATACCTTATATTATTAGGATGCAAATTTATAAACGCGCTTGACGAAAAATAATATGAAATCTAAAACTGTAAAAGAACTAAAAGAAAAAATCGAAGCAGAAGTCAAAGAAGATTTTGACTTTGAGCAACACCTATTTAAGAAGTATCCCGATCTTTTCTATAAAGGAGAAGATGGAGAACTGCTGCCGCAGTTTCAAAGATGCTGGAATGATTGCCCTAAAGGTTGGGAGCCTCTTATAGACAATCTATGTGGAGCAATTGTAAACTATACCAAAAATACTTTTCGTTCGATTCCTAATCCGAATAAGAAAACCATGCGTTTTCTGCAAAAAGTATGGACATATATCGCAGCTAAAATTAATCGACAATTTGACCCGTATAAAGGTACATTTATCATTCGAAAATTTGCTTCGCCGACATCAAAACAACAGGAAGAAATCGATAAAAAGTTTTCCAAGAAGGTTCGTATCTTTACATCCAGAATTACTAGCTTCTTTTACAAACAAGGACTTTATACCACTCAAAGACCGCCAGATGTTAAGATCTCCCAATACAAAGAAAAGTTTGGTACTCTGCGATTCTATGTTGATGGCGGAGATGAAAATGTAGAAGGTATGATTCGCTTTGCAGAATATCTCAGTTCAAAGACATGTCAGAATACTGGTAAAGAAGGATCTCCAGTTAATAAAGGTAGCTGGTGGGCAACACTATCCCCGAAAGAAGCAAAGCGACTTGGGTTTTCTGTAGCGAAGGAACAATACTATAATATGTAATGCGCTACTATGTAGAAGGTAATAATGTGTTTTTCCCTAAACACGGCTTTGTTTTTCATTGCAGTTTCGGTGAAGCATACAGGAATTATTCTACAATAAATGCCAGAAGAAAGCTGAAAAGGAGCTATACAAAATCACAACAGGATGACATCATCCACTATTTAAAAGAACAAAAATACATCATATCATGAGCAACCCAATCTACATTATCGGAGACATTCACGGAGCATTTAATCGCCTGATGAAAAAGGTAAGCGATCTCGACCTCAAAGACTGCACACTTATCTGTGTTGGCGATCTTGGTATGGGATTTCACTATTCACCTGATGGTGAACGTGAGGGGTGCGTTCGTATGAATGAATTTTTCAGTGAACGAAATATTGTGTTTATGTCGATTCGAGGTAATCATGATGACCCAATCTATTTTAGTGGAGAATATCAAATTGACCTTAGCCACTTTAAATTACTTCCCGATTATCATACGGAAACCATCAACGACGAAAAGTTTTTGTTTGTTGGTGGTGCAGTAAGTATTGATCGAACCTGGCGTAAGGAAGGCTTAAGCTACTGGAGTGATGAATTATTCGTGTTAAAACCAGAGTTGGTTGAAAAATGCGACGTTCTTATTACGCATTCTGCGCCAAGTTGGATTGGTCCCTTCGACAAAGTAAATATTAGCAACTGGTGTGAAAAAGATCCAACACTCTGGGATTTATGCTATAAAGAGCGTATTGAGCATAGCGAATTGATTAAACTCTGCCAGCCATCTAAATCGTATCATGGACACTTTCATGCGAGTCACTGGGTTGACTTTGCTGAATGTTACTCTACAATTTTGGCGATTGAAGAAATAAAAGAGCATCGAAAAGCTTAAAGAAACACTGATATAATAATTATATAAAAAGATATGAGTTTAAAAATTAATAAAAACAGAAATATGACCAACCATGCATCATCCAGTGGTGTTGGGTTTACAAGTCTATTAGCAGTCCTCTTTATTGGGCTTAAATTGACAGGTTATATTACATGGTCGTGGTGGTGGGTTTTATCTCCGTTATGGATTGCACCTGCTTTGATTTTATCCGCGTTGTTTGTTGCGGCCATCGGTTATGTAATTTTGAGTATGTTTAGTAAAAAGGGTCGTTAAATATGAAATTTAAACAAGGAGATAGTATTATTCATGGCGTGTATGGTTCAGGTATAGTTATTTCTGATGTTACTATGATTTACGACAGGTTAACAAGCACCAATAAGCTAGCATATATTATTGAAACGCCTAATAAGTTTGCAGCGTTTGAAGAAGATTTAAAACTCGAAAAACGTAAAGGAACTAAGATATAATTAGGTATGAATGCAGAAACAAGAGTCTACGAAAAGATGAATCAAATTCGCTACAAGAAGGTTGGACGCAAATATGTGCAAGATAGTGACATTTGGGCCTACGAAGGATTGCGCGAAGGTTGGTGGCTTGTTAAAGTTGCTCCTGGAAGCACTTCGATTCGTCAGCAAGTCTATCCTTATAAGGCAGAAATTACTGCTGCTGCGCGAGATAAGGAAGATCAATTAGTTGATATCATTCGCAAAGCAAGCGAAGCTCGACCATCACAAAATCCTTTAACTCCAGAGGCACTTGCTGACTGGCAAGCATTCATTGCTAAACACGGTAAAGAATTCAACACTCTCGAATATCCATCGATTCAAGAAAATGCCGAGAAAATCATCGAAGCACTATTAAAATAATATGAAAGGTAAATTTTACAAATGTGACTGTGGCAGTGAAGGATTGTGGGTTGAATCTGATGGTTATGGTAGCACTGAGCTTTCACTATTTCAACATAGCCCACAAAACCGCTCATGGAGCAATAGAATCAAGCTGGCATGGAATTGCCTTAAAGGTAAACCATACACTGATATGGTTTTGCTCAACGATCAAAGCCTTGCAGATCTTGTGGATCAATTAATCAATATTCAAAACCGCGATTGTAAACACAAATTAAGCGATTGATTTAATAGTATTACCCCCTATATATTATGGCATGATAACAAATAAAGACAAAAAAACTACGATTAAGGTTGAAGGTTATAGACTCAACGATTCTTTGCAGCTAACCTTAAACTGGGACGCTGACATCAACGATTGGGTCAATGCATTCAAGACGATCCTGATTCATCAGACGTTTGATGAAGACAGTGTTAAAGAATTATTTGAAGAAAAGGATTTGTACTATACAGGGAATAGAGGAGATTCTATCTTTGAAACTTCGAAATTTGAATGGTCAGATAACTTTTAATTTATGGTAAAGATAATAGCATCTTTAACTACGATTCCATCTCGTATTGATTTAATTTTTGCAACAATACAAAGTATTTTAAATCAAACAATACCTATTGATAGTATTGAAGTAAACATTCCTTTTATCTTTAAAAGAACAGGTGAAACTTACGAAATACCAGAATGGCTTATAGATCTAGAGAAATCTACTAAAAATTCTAAGTGTGAAGTTCGAATTTTTAGAACAGAGGATTATGGAGCTATTACAAAAATAGCTCCTACGCTATTACGTTACAAAGATAAAAAAGACACGTATATATGGTCCGTGGATGATGATTTTGTATATCCTGAAAATATGGTAGCTGTTCTATATAGAGAATTCAGAACTACCACTAAATATGTATTATCACACAGCGGTGGTTTCTGGAAGTATAATGTCGATTCTAAAGAATGTGTAGGTTATAATTCTTTTCGAAGAGAGGGATTTGTTGACTTTATTGAAGGCTTCGCTTCTGTTTTATACCCGTCGTTTATAATTCAAAGAGATTTTGAAGATTATGTTATTAAAACGTCTGAAACAGTAGATTGTAGAAATAGTGACGATGTAATAATATCAAACTACCTTAAAATGAAAAATATTAAAATGTATAACTGCTCTTATCCCATTACGCCTCACAAAACCTTGTTCGACGGGAGTCATGCGTCATATAGTGCCAACGCAGATGCACTACACCGACAAGGTGGAGGTAACATACCCCGCTATATACGTGTTTTAAACTGGCTTAAAGACTGTAATTTAAATGCTTGGGAGACACGAACTCCAATTCAATGCTTAATTAATAGGAAATAATAACTATTAGATTGTAAATTTTTTATATATACTGTCATACAAATATACTAACTATTTTTAACTAATGAAAAAAATCATAGTAACAGGCGCATCTCGCACAGGCAGTACGGCATTAAATACACTATTATCGTATTCATCCAAAATACTTGTAATGAATGAACTAGCAATTTTTGATTACGAACCAAATCATTATTATAACTGTCATAGAAAAAAAATTAATAATCAATATAATACAAAGTTTCTAAAGTGGAAAGGGTTAACTGAAAAAGATATAGACGATTTCTTTATTGGTAATTTCGAAAACAAAGGTAATCTTGAATTTTTTGGAGACAAGTTTATAACATATTGCCATACCGTAGAGTATTGTACTAACTTAGTTAAAAATTATTCTGATGCATATTTTATTTTTACATATAGAAATCCTTGCGCTACTATTTATTCAGAAATAAAAAGATCTAAAATTGAAAAAGCTGAAGGAGCAGATTGGTTTTTTAAGAGTTTTGAAGAATCTACATCAAGATTAAAAATAACAACCTATAATTGGCTTAGCCATATATATCCATATGTTAAAAATAAGATTATTATTGATTATGATCACTATATTAATAATGAAAGTTTGTTAATTAATGATTTAAGTAATTTCTTAAATACTGATTTAAATATACAAAATCCAGAAACATTAATTGGTCATAATGAGCTTTTTGATGACGGTAAAAGAGGACTTTATGTAAACTCTGATCCACATGAATACAAAAATCATCTCTCAGCCAAAGAAATTGAATTTATTATTGAACAAACAAGCCAAATGGATACGAAGGTAAGGCGCTTGATCTGTAAGAATGCTCAAAATTGTACGGTTGATTTCTAAATTAACAAGAATATAATACTATTATGATATTAAATAAAGACACTAAGATTACAGTGAAGGTTGAATCTTATATACCTAATAATTCTTTACAATTAACTTTGAATTGGGATGCTGATATTAATGATTGGGTCAACGCGTTCAAGACAATATTAATACATCAGACATTTACCGAGGATACAATTAAGGAATTGTTTGAAGATAGAGACTTATACCAGTCAAATGATTGTTGTTTAACACATACACTATAATGCAATTTATAAATCCATCAAGCTTAATTGAACCATACAATATGAAACCTATACCCGAAGAAGTAGTTTACTACCATGCGTTTTGTATGCCTACCGGAAAGGTTATACCATTATCACCTTATAGTAGATCTGAAACGATTGAAGAAGCTATGAGCAAATATACTGTTGTACTTACTAAGATTCCACCAGGTCTAAGAAATAAGCCGAATTACCTAATTAAAGCTACAACTACGTATGAGGTTATTTCCGAATAAAATTATTACTCTACTGATAGTAAACTTTATTTTTATTACATCATCACACGCTTCACCTACTGTCAATAGTAATTTAAAACATGAATGGATAACAACTCGTGTTACATACTATACCCCTGCGAGCCCTTACGGAGACAAGGTTGCCTGTCAAAAGACTAAAAGAGCTAAGGAGGGAATTACAGTCGCAGCACACCCAAATCTCAAGTTTGGTACTATTATAGAAATTCCTGAACTAGCTGATGTAATGGGTGATAGTGTTTTTATTGTTCAAGATAGAGGATCTGCCGTAACGAAAAAAACAGCATCACGTGGTAAAACAGATGTTATTGATGTTTATCTTAATTCTAATCAAAAGCTAATCAAACTAACCAAAACTAAGCCAAAATACATGAAAGTTCGCATTATTTACCATAAATAATGTTAACACATGGAACCAGAAAAATCACTAATACGAGAATTCTTAAATGGTGGTTGGCTTGTGCCTATGGTGGGTGCCGCTGCTATGTTAGCTCGTCTAATATCATCTGATACTAATCTTTCTATAGTTGAACAAATTAAAAAAATACTAACCGCTGCGATTGCTAGTGGTATTGCTTGGTTTATTTTAGAGCAAACCGATGTATCAAGTTTGATAAAAGCAATGACATATGGTATTATAGGTGTGGTATCACCAGAGATAATTAATGGAATTGTAAAAATCGGTAAATCCTTTGCAAGAAACCCGACTAAATTTATTAAGAAGTAATTAAGCTCTCAATATCATATCAACAGCTGCATACATAGATGTAGCACCACCTACACCCTTAGCAGCTATAACCATAATGTCAGGTGTTCCATTAATCTTGGTACCCATAACAGATAGCTCACCTAATAACTCAACACCACCAGTACCTGCTGCTACAGCTGAGTTACCCTTACCCGCATAGTTAGAGGCAAAATCA